TAAAAACTTATGGCCGAGAGAACCAAAGAAGAAATTATAGAACAAATTAAACATATTATCGAAACCAACGTTAAGCCAGCAGTTGCCAGTCATGGTGGTGTCATTGATTTTGTAGATTATAATGAAGGACACTTACGTTTAATTCTAGGCGGAGCATGTAGTGGCTGTGCAAGTAGTACAATTACTCTTAAAATGGGAGTTGAAAATATGGTCAAGCACTATGTTCCTGAAGTAACTCAGATTACAGCAGAAGATGATCCTAATTCAACTGTTGATCCATACTACATGGCAGATCCTTTTATGGACCGTTGGGACGAATATGATAACTGAAAAATTTCAATATCAAACAATTAATCGCAAAGAAATAGATGGTAGGAGAAAATATTTAACTCCTGATGGTACTGCTGTGGCAAGTGTAACTACAATACTTGATGCAACAAAAGACAAAACTCATTTAATTGCTTGGCGAAAAAGAGTAGGAGAACAAAAAGCACAAGAAATTGTGACTGAAGCATCTGGTGTAGGTACTAGAATGCACAAATATCTTGAAGATTATGTAGAGTCAGGCGAGTGGACAACTCCAGGCTCTAATCCGTATGCACAACAAGCCCACAAGATGGCAGAACAAATTAAATCCAAAGCACTTTCTCATGTCGATGAAATTTGGGGATCTGAAGTAAATTTATATATGCCAAAAATGTATGCAGGTACAACAGATTTAGTTGGACAATACAAAGGTAATCCTTGTATAATGGATTTCAAACAAACAAATAAACCTAAAAAAGAAGAATGGGTAATTGATTATTACTTACAATTAGTTGCCTATGCAGAAGCACACAATGAAATCTATAACACAAATATACGTGAAGGACATGTGTTCATGTGTAGTAGGGATTTACAGTATCAGCAGTTTGATCTGTGGCCGCACGAGTACGATGAGTGGAGAAGAGAGTGGTACAACAGGGTTTACACTTACTATGAAAAGTACAACTAATGGATTATGAATTCAAAGATTATAGACCAAAACGCAATCCACCTAGTTTTACTGAATGGACGCCTATTAACCCTGTGAAATACTGTGTAGGACAAGTATTCCTCTTATTTGTGCTACCATGGTTATTAGGTATTGCTTTAACTCCTATTGGACTTTTAATAAATGTAATTTTGGTAGATTTTATATTTTATAAAAATGCACTAAGAAAGGAAGAATATTGACTAAATTAATTGTTGCATTAGACTATACTAATCCTCTAGATGCTTTAGAAATGACAGCTAAATTAAGAGGTCATGTCGATGGTTTTAAAATAAACCATGCTTTATGGAGTCAAAGTGTATATATTAAAGACTATTGTAAAAGCGGAGAATTATTTATAGATTTAAAACTATGGGACACTCCAAACACAATTGACACAGTTCTACAAAAAATTGTTGATAAAGGTGCAACAATGACTACAATAAGCACATTAAATAATGAAGCAGTATTTGAAGCAGTGTCGAAATATTCAAATCAAATTAAATTATTAGGTGTGACTTATCTTACAAGTTGGAATAGTGCTGATTTACAAAATATTATAAATCAAAATGCTTTAGTTATGTGGAGAGAAAATATATTACGTATAATGCCTTATAAATTTGCAGGTATGATATGTAGTGCAAAAGATATTAGCACAGTTAATGCAATAGCACCTAACATGATAAAAGTTTGCCCAGGTATAGGTAGTAATACAGGACAGCAAAGAACAACAACACCTAAACAAGCAGTGGATATGGGGGCTGATTATTTGATTTTAGGTAGAACTATTACCCAGGCAATTAATCCTATTGAAGAAATTAACAATATACGCAATAGCTTATCGGCATAAATACTTTAAATTGATTAGGAGTATTTAATGGCTGTCGTACAAATATCACGTATCCAACTAAGAAGAGGACAGAAAAACCAAGGTTCTGGATTACCGCAACTTGCCAGCGGAGAAATGGGTTGGGCAATTGATACACGAGAGTTATTCATAGGAAACGGTAGTGTATCAGAAGGAGCTCCAACAGTAGGCAACACAAAAATTTTAACACAATATGACGATATATTTGCATTGGCAAATTCATATGCATATAGGGGAGATGAAGCATTTTTTCTGACAGGAGAATCAGCAGTAAGTCCGATCAAACGAACATTACAGGACAGACTTGATGATAGAGTTAGTATCAGAGCATTTGGCGCTACTGGAGATTCTAGTCAGCCTGCAAAAGGTTTGTTACAAAGAGCTATAGATCAACTATATCTCAATGCCGCAATAAAAGGAAGCGAACAAAGTAGAGTTGAATTGCATATTGAAGCAGGAATTTATTCTATAGACGGAACTATTTTTGTTCCGCCTAATGCAACAATTATTGGAGCAGGTTCAGACAAAACTATCATTAGAACAACAGCTAATGCACCAATTTTCCAAACAGTAAATGATCACCCAAATACAGGTCCAGGAGTATATGAGCCAGATAGTAGTTCTACTTTTAATAACCAAGCAAGAAATATAAAATTAAAAGGTATGACTTTAGAAAATACTGTTGCAGATAGCAAAGGTATACATATTCAAACCTGTAGAAATAGTATCTTTGAAGATATTATTGTTAAAGGACCTTGGACACAAGTTGATAGCATTCCAGGAGATTATGATAACGATATAGGAATATTAATTACAAGTTTATCAGGGGCAGTTGAAAGCAAAGATAACAAATTTATTAATTGTAAAGTATCTGGATGGGCATATGGTGTAATGAGTAATTGGGATATAGACCATCATATATTTGATATGTGTGAATTTTCAACATTAGGAAACGGATTTGCATTTGGTGTAGATATGGTGTTAGGATCAGAAGCACAAGGAACATCTGTAGGTCCTACTAATACTATAATAAGCAATAGTAAATTTATCAATATTAACAGATATGGAATATGGATAGAGAACGGCACTTCAAATACAAGTAAAAGTAATAGTTTTTCATCAGTAGGTAATGAAGCAGGTGCCGAACATCAACCAGTGTATTCTGTAATTTACTACAAACAGCCAGGAAATCAAAGTGTAAATGATCATTTTACTAGAACACCAGAATTATCTTACGGTGTTAACAGTATTAATAGTGTGCCATATATTCCTGAAATTACCGGAGTTGTTGATTACACTTCAGGCTACCACCTAAATAGAAGCATAGGTAGAAGCACAGCTGGATATAGACTCTTCCGCTTACCAGGTTTTGGACATCATGTATACAATTTACATTATCAAATGGTAAGCAACACATATGAAATGCAAAGATCAGGCATACTTAAAATTGTAGTAGAGCCTAGAGCAACACCTAGTGTAACAATTTCAGATGATTATGATTTCACAGGTGATGCTACATATGAAGATAGCATTAGTTTTTCAGCAGAAATATTAGATCTAAATTCTGACTTGACAAATGACACAGTAGGTGTTAAAGTTATAAGCAACATGCCGAGTAATGATAGCACATCTTTTAGGTACAATGTAGTCATAGCCAAGTCTGATATTGGCTAATGTTTGACTTAAGATCTTTCGAAGGACGTTTAAAAAATTGGGCAAACTTTAGAGAAAGCCTAGAAACTTCAGAAGATCCCTTCCAAGATGTCGTTAATTATTACAATACTGCACCATTGGTTAGTATAAACACTGATCCTTGGAACAAGAGTATTTGGCCAACTGCTTGGGAGTTAGTGAATGAAAACCAATATTGTAGTTTCTGTATTACATTAGGAATATGTTATACTTTACAATTAACAGAACGTTTTAAGGAATCAAATTTTGAGATACATATTGCAAAGGATCACAACAATTCATCAGCACATTACTATATTTTGGTTGATGATACAAAAATTATTGGATACACAGACAAAACAATTTACAAAGAAGAGTTACCCACATCTCTTTTTTCACAACGGATTTACAAAATGCATGACCCAAAATAAATACGAAACACAGGAATGTATCTGGCACATTTTCAGAAGCAGGAATAGAGGATTTAAGCTGATAACTCAGTAACACGAATTATATAGAATAGAGGTAAAAAATGACAAATGGAACAACAATAATAAAACGTGACGGTACAAAAGAACCACTTAACATAGATAAAATCCACAAAGTAGTTATGTTTGCATGTGAAAATTTAGCAGGTGTCAGTGCAAGTCAAATAGAAATGAATGCTAATATACAGTTCTACGATGGTATGAGTTCAAAAGAAATACAAGAAATTTTGATAAGAAGTGCAAACGATCTAATATCACTAGATAATCCAAACTATCAATATGCGGCGGCTAGACTACTTTTATATACAACTTACAAAGAAATATTTGGTGAATATAAAACTATTCCGCTAAAGGAAATAATTGACCTAAACATAGAAAGAGGTGTGTACGATCCTGCAATAAAAAATTCTTATAGTGAAGATGAACTTGCAAAATTAGATAGTTATATACATCACAAAAGGGATGAAAATTTTACATATGCAGGACTAAGACAAGTTGTGGATAAGTATCTCTGCCAAGATAGAAGTTCAGGAGAAATGTATGAAACTCCACAATATATGTATATGATGATCGCGGCAACATTATTTGCAAATTATCCTAAAGAGGATAGGTTATACTATGTGAGGAGGTATTACGATGCGACCAGCCTTTTTAAAATCAATATACCAACGCCAGTCATGGCAGGAGTTCGTACTCCAGTTAGGCAGTTTGCCAGTTGTGTGCTCGTTGATAGTGACGACACACTTGATTCGATCTTTGCGTCAGACATGTCCATCGGTAGATACACGGCTCAAAGAGCTGGTATCGGTATTAACGCAGGACGTATCAGAGGCGTCAACTCAAAAATCAGAGGAGGAGAAGTAGCCCATACAGGTATCATTCCTTTTCTAAAAAAGTTTGAATCAACTGTACGTTGTTGTACACAAAATGGTGTACGTGGTGGAAGTGCTACAACACACTTTCCTTTTTGGCATCAAGAGATTGAAGATATACTAGTGCTGAAAAATAACAAAGGCACTGAAGATAACCGGGTACGTAAGCTAGATTATTCAATACAAATGAATAAAACTATGTATGAAAGATTATTAAGTGGCGGAAAAATTACACTTTTTTCTCCGCATGATGTACCAGGATTATATGAAGCATACTTTGGAGATGCTGACAAGTTTCAAGAATTATACGAGTCATACGAAAGAAAAACAAGTATTAAGAAAAAGTCTATTGACGCTATGGAATTATTTTCTGCACTAATCAAAGAACGTGCAGAAACAGGACGTATCTACATTATGAATGTGGATCATTGCAATACACACAGCTCATTTAAAGATCCGGTATATATGAGTAACCTGTGTCAAGAAATTACATTACCGACAAAACCTTTACAACACATTGATGATGACCAAGGAGAAATTGCACTTTGTATCCTCAGTGCTATCAACGTTGGTGTAATAAAATCACTAGACGATTTAGAAGATCTATGTGATTTGGCTGTAAGGGCTTTAGAAGAAATTATTGATTATCAAAAATATCCTATTGTGGCGGCAGAAAAGTCCACTAAAGCTAGAAGGAGTTTAGGCATAGGATATATAGGACTAGCACATTATTTGGCGAAACAAGGTGTATCATATGATAGTAAACGTGCATGGAAATATGTACACGATTTATCAGAAGCTTTTCAATATTACTTGCTGAAAGCCAGTAATGAATTAGCACAAGAAAGAGGAGCCTGTGATTACTTTGACCGCACTAAATATAGTGATGGCATACTGCCAATTGATACTTATAAAAAGGATGTGGACAATCTTGTTCCACATAAATTAAAATATGATTGGGATACTCTTCGCACAGACATACGAACACACGGTTTACGGCACAGCACATTGTCCGCACAAATGCCTTCAGAGAGCAGTTCCGTTGTGTCGAACGCCACCAATGGAATCGAGCCACCTAGAGGATACCTGTCCGTTAAGAAAAGCAAAAAAGGGCCTCTTAAGCAGATTGTTCCGCAATATCATAGCTTAAAAAACGAATATACATTATTATGGGAAATGACAAGTAACGAAGGATATATTAATATTGTTGCTGTCATGCAAAAGTTCTTTGATCAAGCAATATCAGGCAACTGGTCATACAATCCAACACAGTACGACGATAACGAAGTGCCTATGAGTGTAATGATAAAGGACTTATTAACTACATATAAACTTGGTTGGAAAACAAGTTATTATCAAAATACTTATGACTTCAAAACGGATCCTAGCGAAGTTGAAGATGAGAAGCCAGTGGTAAATACACAACCTATATCAGCAGAACAAGATGAAGAAGAATGTGAGGCCTGCACTATTTAGGTTGACATAGTGTTTATTTGATGTTACATTAATAAAAAGGAATGAGAAATGGCGAAAACTGTATTCAATAAAGACAAAGTAGATTTCACCAAACAAAATATGTTTTTTGGTGCAGATCAAAATACACAAAGATATGATGTATTTAAATTTCCTGTGTTTGACAAATTAAATCAAACAATGTTAGGTTATTTTTGGAGACCTGAAGAAGTAAGTTTGCAAAAGGACAGAGCAGATTATGCAAACTTTAGACCTGAACAAAAACATATTTTTACTGCTAATTTAAAATATCAAACTTTGTTGGATTCAGTGCAAGGTAGAGGACCATGTTTAGCCTTTTTACCTCATGTGTCATTACCAGAACTTGAAGGCTGTATCGTTACTTGGGACTTTTTTGAAACTATACATAGTAGATCATATACACATATTATGAAAAACGTATATGCAGATCCTAGCGAAGTATTCGATACTATACTAGACGACGAAAAGATTTTAGAAAGAGCTGTAAGTGTAACTAAACATTATGATGCTTTCAACGAAGCCGCAGATAATTTTATACATCTTAAGCAAGGATCTATGAAAGAAGTTAAAAAGAAATTATATCTTGCTATGATGACTGTAAACATATTAGAAGGATTACGTTTCTATGTGTCTTTTGCATGTACGTTTGGATTTGGCGAATTAAAACTAATGGAAGGTAGTGCAAAGATTATTAGTCTTATTGCACGTGACGAAGCACAACATCTAGCACTAAGCACACACGTTTTGAAACTATGGCAACAGGGCAAAGACGATCCACAAATGGCAAAGATAGCAAAAGAATGTGAAGAAGAAGTATATGATTTGTGGCGTGAATGTGTAGCTGAAGAAAAAGCCTGGGCCGAATACTTATTTAAAGACGGTTCTATGATAGGATTGAATGCACAACTTTTACATAGATATGTCGAATATATAGCTAATAGAAGACTAAAAGCATTAGGCTATGATGCAATATTTGATCAACCACAAAATAATAATCCGCTTCCTTGGACACAACATTGGTTGAGTAGTGCAGGACTACAAGTTGCTCCACAAGAGACTGAAGTAGAAAGTTATATTGTAGGCGGAATCAAACAAGACGTAACAAAGGACGCCCTGAAAGGGTTTGAACTATGATTAATATAGAAATATACGGAAAGCAAAACTGTGCTAGTTGCACAAAAGCTAAAATGTATTGCGAAAGTCGTGGTTGGAATTTTTCATATTTAGAGCTTGACCGAGATTTTAATCGGGATGACGTGTTAGAAAAATTTCCAGGTGCTAGGACTTTTCCGCAAATAAGAATACATGGCCAAAATGTAGGCGGATTCGAAGACTTTATGAAGTACATCGATGATACTGGATTTACTAATTCAGGACACGGGTAATCATATGCTAGTAGAAAATGTTTACAAAGAAGGTGATACTGTATCTATAAAAATAACATCTGGTGAAGAAGTTATTGGTAGATTGGTTGAGGAGACACCTTCACACGTCAAGCTCAAAAAACCCATGATGGTTGTAATGTCTGGACAAGGTATAGGGTTAGCACCTTATATGTTTACTATTAAAAGTGAAGACATTAAGTTTAATGCAAATTTAGTTGTAACAACTGCAAAAACTATCGAAGATATAAACAAAAAATATCTCGAAGCAACTACTGGTTTAAAACTAAACTAAAGGAGATAAGTATGAGTATACATGAACAAATCGTTCAAGCATTTAATAATTATGTGGCTGAACAAGAATCTTTTGAAACAAAAGGTGTAAAAGCCGCGGCGGCCCGTGCAAGAAAAGCACTAGGCGACCTTGGTAAACTTACAAAAGAAAGACGTAAGGAAATCCAAGAGAAGAAAAACAATATGTGATCAGATATGGCTATGCAAGGTGGTCAAACCTTCAAAGAAGAAATACAGCCAAATAAAAAATATAAACCATATAAAGGAATCGGTCGGCTAATACATGGTCGGCCGGTTGTCTTCTATGCAACTGATGATCCAGAATTCCAAATGTGGATACACAGACGAAAAGAAAGAATTCGATTAGGAGTGCTTTCTCTGTTCTGGGCATCATTTGTATACATTGTGGGAGATATTTTTTATTTGCAAGTGTATAAAGAAATGGTTGACAATACCATTCAATATATGTTATAAATATAATACAACGTTGAAGCAATTCGAAAGTTGGACTGGACCCGGGGGCGGTACCCGGCGGCTCCACCATAAACACTTGTTGATGAGATTAAGTTAGCCAAGTGTTTATGATGGGGCCGAAATAGGATCGACAGGCAGTGAATAGGAAAGTGGAGTTGTCCGGATGTAAGCTCGGTTAACGCGAACAAACTTTATAAATGCAAACGAAAACTTTGCACCTGAAGCGTTCACTTCTTTAGACATGTCTATGGACAGTGAACTTATCGCCGCTTAATAACCGGTGAGTTTCGCGGTATGGTTCCACCGGGCAACAGAACGGGCCATTCCTTCCTTACATAAAATAAATACAGTATGCTTGTACACGAAATCCTCATAGAGAAAAAAGATAAAACCGCAGACTTAGGACAGACTATAATAAGTCTGTTGAAGAAAACTCCCAAAGCAAAACGTGCAGGTAGCCAAGGGCAATTCCAAAATGATCCTGGTAAGATACATGCTAAAGCAAGAGCATACTTTAGGACTTGGTGTAAAAGAAACGGTATGAAATATATCAATCCTAATATAATGAATCGTGGTGGAAGTAAAATACGTTTTTATACATTTGTAGGTATGATGCAAAAAGAATGCGGTCTTCCTGTATCAGGTGTACTTGACGTGTCTACTATGAAGGGCT